ACCCAAGTCAACCGCAAACGCGCAAACCAAACCCAAGCCCGCAACGCCCACCTAAACGCCGCGTTAAACGAAAACTCCCAGAATTTTTTAAATTTTGAAAATTTAATCACCCCGACCCCTTCTTTGGTGTTATCCGATGGAAACGTCCAAGACCGTCATGACTCGGTTTGCATTCAGCCGTTAACGGTTGGCGTTGGTTGTGATGGGCCGAGGTTGGTAACGCCGCGTGTACCCAGCGAGTCTTTCGTGGGGGGTGTGGCCCGATGGACGGAGTCTGCGTTGGGTCGGACGCTGTTTCCGTGGCAGTTGATTGCTTTGGATGGGGCGCTTGCGCACGAGGACGGTCAGTTTGTGCATTCCACGGCCCTGATCTCGAGCGGGCGTCAGAACGGCAAGACGACCATGCTGTCCGGGCTTATCGGTTGGGCGTTGCAGGAGTTGCCTGCCATTTGGGGCCGCCCGGTGCGGATCATGTCGACCGCCCACGAACTCAACTTGGCGACGGAAGTATGGCGGGAACTCGAGGACACGTTCCGGTTGTGGGAGGAGACCGGGTTCGCAAAGGTTGTGTGGGCGTACGGGCGTAACGAGGTCAGGATTCTTGACGGCCCCGGCAAAGGCTCAATCTACAAAGTGGTTGCGGCGACCGGGAAGAAACACGGCGGAACGTGGGACATAATCCTTGGAGACGAACTGTGGGCGTTGTCTGAGGAGACCATTTTCGGGGCGCTTCGCCCGTCCCAAATTGCGGTGCAATCCCCCCTCATGTTCCTTACTTCGACAGCAGGTGACGAGTCATCCAAGGCGTTTCTGAAGTTGCGGGAGCAGGCCCTTGGCATTATTGACGCTGACACACCCGGCGACTTGTTCATGGCGGAATGGTCGCTTCCGTCAGGGGTCGACCCGCTGGACGAACGGTATTGGGGGTACGCCAACCCGGCTTTGGGCCGCACCATCAGCCTGAAGGGCTTGCGCTCAGCGGCGGCAGCCCCCGATCGAGGCCAGTTCCTCCGCGCCCATTGCAACCTGTGGGTAGCGGCGGCGTCATCGTGGATGCCCCCAGGGCGTTGGGCCGCAGCAACAACCGAGCAACTTGACGGGGACGGCGGCTGGTTAGCGGTTGACTCCGCCATCGACGATTCCAAGTACGTCGGCATTTGGTGCCGGATCAACTCCGCCGGGGAAGTGGTCGCAACCGTCAAGTTTGCAACCGAGTCCAACGCGGGCATGTGGCAAGCCATCGAGGCCGCCCTCGATGCCGACCCGAAACTATCTCTTGCCATCACCCCGGGGCTAAACATTCATACCCCCGAGCGGTACAAGCGCCGCACAATCGAATGGGGTTACGGCGAAATGGTCAAGTACACCGGGCTAATCAGGCAACTCATCCTTGAAGGCAAAGTGCGCCACGACGGCGGCAACATGCTCGGCGAACACGTCAACCGGGCGGTCTTAGTCAAAGCCCAAGGCGGCGTAGTCATCTCAAGCCAGCGGTCGCCGGGGCCGATTGAGTGCGCCCGCTGCCTCGTCATCGGGTCGGCACTTGTGTCTCGACCGGGTCAAACCCGAAAAGCCGCTATCGCGTTCGGGTAGTTGCAAATGCAACAACCGTGTGCAAGACTCCCTATGTGGGATTGTTTACCCGTCGAGCCATAGCCGAGCCTGAGCGCGCACCCCTCCGCGCTGCCGCCGGTATGGGCGCGGCAAACAACTTCGTTTCGTACACGGTCGGCAACGCCGAACTCAACGCCCTTACGAATCCCACAATTTCGCGCAGCCGTGACCTGCTTGCGTCCATGATCGGCGCGTTCGAACTGAAGCACTACAGCAAGCAATGGAACGGCACGGACTACGACGAGGTGTACCTTCCGCTTGAGCCGTGGATGGAACAGCCCGACCCGAAGAACACCCGCAACTTCTTCATGGCGAACATTTTCTCCGACATGTTCTTTTACGGTCGAGCGTTTGCCTACGTCACGTCGCGGTACTCGACGGGCCTCCCGGCAACGCTCGAGTGGCTCCCCGCCGCCAACATTCAGACACCGAACATGACCGGGCCGCAGTTTTTCGGTTGGGCCGACGTCGTTGAGTGGAACGGCATACCGCTGGAAACGCAGAACGTCTGCCAATTCCTGTCGCCGTACATGGGCATCGTGTTTTCGGGCGCTCGCGCAATCAACACCGCCCTGTACCTCGATCAGGCCGCCGACCGCTACGCCCAACTTGAGACACCCCCCGGTTACCTTCAGCAGGTAGACGGCGAGGACATGTCCGGCGACGACCTCGGCGAACTGGCGTCGGCGTGGGGCGCAGGCCGCAAGAAGCGGGCCATCGGTGCGCTATCGCGACAGGTCGAGTTCAAGGAATACAAAAACGACCCATCGCTCACGGTTGCAAAGTTGCGTTCCGACCAAGCCCTCGAAATGGCGCGCCTGTGCAACATTCCCGCATACATGGTTTCCGCCCCGACGCAGGGCGCGTCGATGACGTATCAGAACGCTGAGCAGGCTCGGCAGGACATGTACCTGTTCGGCCTCAAAGGCTTTGCCGACGCCATTGAGCAAACCCTCAGCATGTTTATGTTGCCCCGGGGGCGTTACGTCGAGTTCGACATCGGCGAGTTCAGCGCGTCAGAGATTTCGGACATGCCTGACATGCCCGCCCCATCCGACCAACCTGCACCCGTGGAGGTTCCCGCATGATCCAGTTCATTAGTTCTGCCGTCACCCTTGACGCGGCAGCGGGCGAGGACAGCCCCCGCACCATCACGGGTGTTGCTGTCCCTTGGGACACGCCCGCTACCGTGTCGGGCGGCGAGCGCGTCATGTTCTCCCCGGGCGCGTTTGACACAGAAGGCAAGCGCCCCAAACTGCTCGAAGGCCACGACATGTCGCAGTTGCGTGGCGTTGTCACCGAAATGGTGAACGCCGACGAGGGCCTGCTGTTTACCGCCACGTTCGCCAAGACGGCAGCGGCAAACGACGCAATCGAACTCATCAAGGCTGGCGCTTACGACTCCGTGTCGGTCGGCGCTGTCCCGGTGAAGTACAAGTACGACAAGAACGGCGTCATGGTCGTTTCACAGGCCGACCTCGTCGAAATCAGCCTTGTCGCCCAGCCCGCATTCAAGGATGCGGTCATCACAGAAATCGCAGCATCCCAGCCGGATGATGACGAACCCCAAACCCCTGACATTCCTGAGGAGGAACCCATGTCAACAGAATCCACCCCGACTCCGGCTGTTGAGGCCGCTGTCGTTCCGACCACGCCCATTTTCGCGCAGGCCATCAAACGCGAGGAAGTGCTGCCCACCGCAGCCGAGTACATCGCAGCGGCAATCGCAGGCGGCGACGCATGGCATCGCATGAGCGAAGCCCTGAAGGCCGCCGCACCGTCGGCTCCGTACGTCGACACCGAGTCAACTCCGGGCATCCTGCCGCAGAACATCGTCGGCCCCGTGTACAACAACTTCCGTGGCCTGCGCCCCGTCATCGACGCCGTCGGCACAAAGGCAATGCCCGCAAGCGGTCAGATCTTCATCCGCCCGTCGGTCACGACCCACACGTCGATGGCTGCACAGTCGGCACAGAACGCCGCCCTCCAGACCGGCACGTTCGTTGTCTCGTCGAATCAGGTCACCAAGGGAACCTACGGTGGCTACGTCACCATCTCGGAGCAGGACCTCGACTGGACAGACCCGGCAGTGCTGGCACTCATCCTCGACGACATGGCGCGCATCTACGCAAACGCCACCGATAACGTGGCAGCTGACAACCTTCTTGCAGGTTGCTCGCAGTCTGCGGTGCTGACCGACCCGACCTCGGCTTCCGAGTGGGTGTCTGACATCTACGACGCCGCGTCGACCATCATGACGAACAGCAACGGCAACCTGCCGACGCACCTGTTCCTGTCGCCCAACATGTTTGCCTACCTCGGCAAGTTGGTTGACACCGCAGGACGCCCGCTGTTCCCGCAGGTCGGCCCGATGAACGCCTTCGGCTCGGTCGCCCCCGGCTCCGCCAACGGCAACAACGTCGCATTCGGTTTGCAGGTCGTCGTTGACCGCAACTTCGCAAGCGACACCGTCATCGTCGGCGACCCGTCCGGCTACGAAATCTTCGAGCAGCAGAAGGGCGCACTCACCATCGACGTTCCCTCGACGCTGTCGCGCACAATCGCATGGCGCGGCTACTTTGCCACGCTGATGATTGACGCAACGAAGTTCGTCAAGTTGACCTGAGTCCCGGCCGGGTATTGAGGAGTCTGCACCGTGGCTAGTTACACAGTCACCCACGTTCGCCGCGTCGACAATGTCGCTGCGGTGCAGACCCTCACGCCCACGGAAATACAGGTAAACGACAGCATCACCGTCGCAAACGTCGGCAACTCGTTCGACGGCACATTCACCGTCATCAGCGTCGAGCCGTATGGCCTTGTCGAGGTTGACGACGAGGGCTACCTCGTTTTCGACTACACAGTCGACAAACCAAACCAAGTCCTCTACGCAAACACAGCCGATGACGTGGACTACAGCGCCGACACCGGCACCGTCACCGTCACCGTCTCAGTTTCGTGGATCACCTCAAACGACGTCACGACATGGCTCGGCATCAGCGCCGCAACCGCAAACGACACCGCATTCCTGACCTACTGCGTCAACGCAAGCAACGCTTTCTGTTACCGCAAGCGCGTTGAAGCCGGATACGTTGATTCGCAGTCCACGGCCCCCGGTGGCGACGTGAAACTCGGTGCAATCATGTACGCCGCCACCCTTTACCGGGAACGCGGCTCCGTTGACTCGTTTGCATCCTTTGACGGCATGGGTTCTTTCCCAATTCCGTCCACGTTGGGTCGCATCATGCAGCTGCTCGGGTGTGGACGTGCGCAGGTTGCGTAATGGCCTCAGGGATCTTCTACGAGGCCATCACAGCCACCAAGACGGCGCTCGAGGGCTTGGGCTACGCCGTGGTGACCGACCCGCGCAACGCCCGACCGATGACCGTCCTGATCGAACTGCCGACATGGGATTCGTTTACATACAACGTGGGCGACATTCGGCTGTCCATCAGGATTCTTGCGGCCCCGCCGGGCAATCAGGACGCGTCCGATTGGCTGATTACACAAGCCGACACAATCATGAACTCAACTATCGCTGTGACCTCGGGCCGTCCCGGGTTCGCGACGTACGGCGGGCAAGACATTCCCACCTACGACCTCACCGTAGCCGTCGCTGTACGGCGTAACTAAAGGAGCCACAATGGCAACAACTACCTTC